CCTTCACCACAAGCAGGAGACACCAGAGCATGATGAGGACAGGGTACAGAGACACAGTACGAGACAAGGTGCATCCGGTCCGGTCCGGTCCGGTGGGCTCCGGTGACCAGGTCAATCCGGTCAGTTCCGGAGCATGACAGACTGTCCCCACCTTATACGAGGCGTAAGTATTGGATATGATAGGGATGGCTGGCAATCGGGGACGAATGACTCCGATTGAATGCTCCTCCTCTGGCGAGCGCTTTTAGCCCCGCTCCAACGCACCAGGCAATTAATCGACAAAGTGTGTAGATATTACGAGTCATGTCAATGACGCGCACTCTGTTAACATACCCCCGCATTTAGAAACAAAACAACCGCGTCATTCATGGTATCCTGCCGGGATGCTGGTAGGACTGATAAGGGTGAACTCGGTGGCCAAGGTGCTCGGCGTCGGCAGAGTGACAGTGCTGCGCTGGCTTCGACAGATGGGCAGGGAGCCGGTCAAGTGCCCAGTACTGGGCATGGCGGACAGGAACGGAACGGGCATCAACCAGCCTCTCTACGTCTCGATGGTGACTGCTATCAGGCTGGTGGACCTCCTCCTGCATGCCCAGGTGGACAGGGCCGTGCGCAAACGCATGCGAGCCAGGCTGCGGGAGCAGGGGCGCGCCCAAGAGACAGGCAGCCAAGGCATCAGGAACGGGATAGGGGGTACCGGGTCGGGAGCACCCCCGTCGAATCTGCCCCTATAGCCACCTCCGGAACTTTTCCTCTACCAAGTCCTTAGCCGTTCGCGTAGCTTTGGGCTATGGGGGTACTTGCAGGGAGGGCGGCGTAGGTGATACCATGAGCCATGGCTGAGGAGTTGGCCCTACCCGAGCAGCAGCTTGTCCAGAAGTTTGGACAGCTCGTGGCGAAGTCGGTGGACGTGGTTGCCATCGCGGATGAGACCTTCAACATTCCTCGCGACCCCGAGACTGGCGGGCTCATTCGGCCACCTGGGATGTCGGATTCCATGTGGAACATCCACTGCGACGCGATGAAGTCGGCCAGGAACGCTCCGCTCTACATGGTGGAGCACTTCAAGCGCATCGAGACGGCGCAGAAGATTTCAGGGCTCAAGGGCGTGGCGTCTCCGGCGATTGCCCAGGCCATCGTGAACGTGTTCGTGCAGAAGAAGTACGAGGACGTCGACGTGGCGGTCAAGGGATGAACCAAGTCGCACTCTACGTGCCCGGGGACGTGCAGCGGGAGGCGCACTACTGTGACGCTCGCGAGATTCTGTACGGCGGCACCCAGAACTGTGGAAAGACGTGGTTCCTGCGCTGGGATGTCATCATGACCCAGCTCTACGACTGGAACGGGTCACCCGGGGAATTCTCGCGGTACATCTCGGCCATCGAGCGCGGGGAGACCTTCAAGTCACAGGGATGGGCGCTTCACCTGCGCCGCACGTACAAGATGCTCACCCAGACCATCGAGCGCTGCCGAGCAATTGCAGAGTACGTGGACCCCGAGGTTCATTGGTCGGCAGAAGACTACATCCTCACGTTCGGATGTGGGTACAAGTGGCAGTTCGGCCACTGCCAGAACGATGATGATTGGCGGCAGTACGACACCAACGAGTACAGCCACATTGCGTTCGATGAGGCGATTCAGTTCACCGAGAACCAGTACAACCAAATCAGGAACAGGTTGCGCTGTTCAGATACGATACTGAGCGCAAAGAGGCGCGTGGTGCTGGCCACAAACCCAGATGCTCCGGCCGAGGGCGTGTGGGTCAAGAAGCGATTCGTGGACCCTGCTCCAGAGGGGCGCAAGATGCTCGTCGAGACCATGGACATGACCGATGGGACGGTCGAGAAGCGGCGCCGCATCTTCTTCCCGGCGTTCCTTTCGGACAACCCAGACAAAGCCTCTGCTCGCCAGACCGAGATTGACCTGCGCTCGCAGCCTCGCCACATCATGGAGGCTCGCCTTTTCGGAAACTGGAACTTCGTAGCTGGCTCGTTCTTCGAGTATGAGTGGATGCCCACTGTCCATGTCGTGAAGCCGTTCACTTGCCGGCACGGGAAGACCACTTGCCAGGAATGCGCCTACTCCAACGGCATCCCGAACCACTGGCCACGAGCGAGGGCGATGGACTGGGGCTACAAGAAGGCTTGCCCAACTCTTTGGTTCGCCAAGAACGAGGACGACGACATCATCTTCTACCGCGAGGTCACCTACAACCACGAGCTGAAGTCCGAGAAGGACCGCAAGGACGCCCAACTCGTGGCCTTGGCCATCAAGAAGGTTGAGCAGGAGCACGGCGAGTGGGACGAGCGCAGAAAGTGCTCGAAGCTGACCGGGCCAGCCGACTACCAAATCTGTCAGCGCATGGGCAGCACTGGCCCTACCATCGAAGACTGCATGGCTGCCGAGGGTGTCTACTGGTCGAAGAGCACCAAGAACAGAGCAGCCTCGACGGCTGAGATGCTTCGCCGCCTCAAGGACGTGCCTTCTCGGCCAGGTGCCCACCCAGCGTTCATGGTGTTCGAGAACTGCACCCAGCTCCGGCGCATTATGCCGCTCATCAAGGTGGACCCGAACGAGCCCGAGCTGCCCCTGAAAGACGACAACGGCCACTGGCTCGAAACCGTGATGTACGCCTGCATGTACTCGCTCTCAAAGGCCGAGAAACGTGATAGTGGTAGAGGGGGCGACGATGACGACGACTACTTTGAAGACGAAAAGAAGCGCCACGGGACAAGAGCGCTGGGGGGATATGGATCATGAAGCCAACTGAAGAGCTACCGCCACAGGATCCGGCCGAAGAACTTGGAGAAGCGGTCCCAGATAACGAAGCCGTCGAGCCTGCCCAGACGCAGAACCCAGTCGACCCAGCGCTTGACCTGCCCGACGACGCCGTGAATCTGGTTCCGTTCCTGCTTGAGCAGGCCAAGGCGGACCCAAAGTACAAGGACTACGTCGAGAAGACGCTTCCCAAGCAAATCGTCGACCACTTCAACGAGGACTGGGAAGCACGCAAGGACTGGATGGGCAAGCGCAAGGAGCGCCTTGCTCTCTACCTCGGAGACTTGAAGGAAAAGCACGAGCCTTTCCGCAATTGCGCCAACATGCACGTCCCCATCATCTCGTCGCGCATCCTGCGGCTCGCGTCCAGGGTCTACGCCGAGATTTTCAAGCAGGGCCAGCCCATTTTTTCGGTGCAGGTCAGCTCCAGCGTCGACCAGCAGCGCGCCGAGTTCCTGACCAAGCACGAAAACTGGCAATTCCGCAGCGAAATCCCTGAGTTCGCGCGCCATGTGTTCCGTGCCCTCGTGGAATTCTTTCGGGATGGCGATTGCATCTTCGATTCGTATCGAGACCTCGAAAAGAACGTCAATCGGCACGAACACCTGAGCCCGGACGAATTCGTCTACCCCTACACGCGCAAGTCGGCCGCCGCCGACCTGAGTGACGTGCCAAGGAAGACGAAGGTTCTCTTCCAGTACAAGCGCGACCTGGAAAAGATGCAGTCCATGGGCTTCTACGCCCAGGTGGACAAGGTTGTCGTCGAGGAAGGCTCCCACGACACCGAGCACGAGCAGGTAATCAAGGACGCCACTGACAAGTACGAGGGCAAGGACCGAAACGAGCACATCTCCGATGCTCCCTACTACCTCTTCGAGTATCACGGTTGGTCGAAGCTGCCCGGCCAGGACGAGGAGATGCCCTTTCGGGCCGTGTTGCACCCCAAGACGATGACGCTCATCGGGCTCTACAGCCGCTACTACGATGACCCGGAGGACTCATCCCGCTTTCAGCAGCAATCTTCCGAGCATGACCAGTACCTAGCTGCAATTGGCCAGTACCAGACGGCCATGCAGAAGGAGCAAGAGCTTCTCGCACGCATCCAACAGCCAGACGTCGACCAGGAAGAGTCTCGGATGATTGCCCAGCAGGTTGAGATGGACCGCCCGCAATCCCCAGTTGCCCCACAGTGGATGAAGCACGACGAGACAACGGGAATGCCTATCCCGCCGAACCCGTGCAAACAGAAGATCATCGAGCGCTTCTCCCACGGGGTGTGCATCGAGAACCCGGATGGCTCCCACGGCATCGGGGTAGGCATGCTACTCGAACCTCACCAGAAGGCAGCACAGATTCTCCTGAACCAGTTCATCGACCAGGCCACGCTTGCCAATAGCGACCGTGGCATCATCCACGAGAGCCTCAAGCTCGACCCTGGCGTAAAGACCATCGACCCTGGCACCTTCGAGCGCGTTCGTGGCGTTCCACCTGACCAACTTGACAAGGCCATCGTTCGCTTCACCTCGCAACCTGCGAACACCCAACTCCTCACTGGCGTGCAGATGCAGATGAGTGACGCCGATGCCCTTTCCAGCGCTCCAGATGTTCTCTCGGGCGAGAAGGAAGGCGACGAGACATTCCGGGGACAGGCGACGCGCGTAGAGCAGGCAGTGCAGCAGCTCACGGTGTACGCGAGTAACTTCCTCATGTGCCTCGACCAGGTGGCCAAGAACAACGCCCTACTGAACTTCATGTACGAGAGTGACGAGCACCTGAAGGACGTACTCGACCCTGCCACTCAGCAGATGACCCAGATTCGTATTGGGCGAGACATGTACCGGGGTGGTTTTGGCATCATCTTCTCGGCAGACCTGAGCTTCTCCAGCCGAGCTAGTCGCATCGCCGAAGCAGACGACGCCCTCGGTATGGTCACCAAGGGGATTCCGCCCCAGCTCATGACCATGGTGTGTAAGCCACAAATGATGGCAGCCCTCACGCGAAACTGCCTCAAGGCTCGTGGCCTAAATGATCTTGTGGGTCTGGTCTACTCAGACCAGGAAATCGAAGACAAAATCAATGCCCAGGCAGCGCCTCCTCCTGGAGCACCTGGAGTACCACCGCCAGGTGGACCGCCTGGACAACCGCCACAGATGCCTCATCCGTCAGCACCTACGGGGCAACCAACAGCAACACCTGGGACCGTGCCGCCGCAGTCACGGCAACCCGTCGGAACACCAGCAGTAGCGGCACAGCATCCGTAACCAAGGAGTGAAACCATGGCAGAGATCAGAGAACCAAAGGGGCCTTTGGAGACCGCAGGGCTCACCGTTGAGCAAGTGCAGGAGTGGCTCGCCAATCCATGCACCATCGCGCTGAAGGCAAGGGTAGCAGAGGCGGTCAAAGCGGCGCAGGTCGGTATCCAATCAAGAGCGGTGGAAGGCATATCGCTCACGAACGTGCAACTGGGAGACGCGATCCGATTTGCAGTGGCGCGATTCCAAGCCGCTCAGAAGCTCAACCAGATTCTGGAAGGAGCTGACGCCTATGCCAGCGACAAGTAAGAAGACCAAGAAGCCACGTTCACGCGGAGCCATGAGCGATCTTCTCGGGAAGCGCATGCAGGAATTCGACATCAAGCCATGGCCTGGCCAGGCCATGTTTGAGAGGGTTGTTGTGTTCCAGGTGCCAGACGAAGAACTTGCCGGCGAGAAGGTCAGCAAGGATTCCATGATCTACAAGCCAGTCACGACCCAGCAGTCCGACGAGTACCGCAGCCCGCGTGGTGTGATCGTGTCGGCCGGAATCCAGTCTCTCAAAGTCATGTGCGACCACGGAATGCAGATCGGTGACATCGTATGGCTGGCCCCACATCTTCCATACCGATTCGTAGTAGGAAAGACAAGCGCTGGACTCGACATCACGGTGTTCTTCCTCAACGTTGGAGACATTGTGCTGGACGAGGATGTTCTTCAACGGGTTGCCGATGGCAAACTGAACTGCTACCTCGACCCAGACTATGGCGACAGAGCCAATCCAACAACCAATGGCGACGACATCTAGGAGTGAACCATGAGCAAGCAACGCGAAGATTCAGCGGAAAGTAACGACGACGACCGCGAACCAGTGGAAGGCACAGACGAGCAAATCACACCGGAGGTACACACCGACGAAGGTGGCGAGCCGGTGGTGTCTGTCCCGAAGGAGAGCAACCGGCAGCGGCGCAGGCGTGAACAGGCCGAGGATACGGCAAGGCTGGTCAAGGAGGCAGTGGCCCCGTTCCAGCAGCAGATTCAAACCTTCCAGAGCATGATGCCGATACTCGCCCAGCAGCGCCTGGCGCCAGCCCAGCAGCAGGCGCCAGCGAATGAGCTGGAGTCGAAGTGGATGTCCAAGCGCGAGCGTATGGGGGAAATCACCCAGCTCATGCGCTCGGCGACCGACACGACCCAGCTCGACAAGCTGACGAAGGAGTACCACAAGCTCGACTTCGAGTCGGCAAACCTCGTGGCAGAGTCGCGTGCCCAAGCCGCCCAGGAGCAGTTCGCGCGCGCGAACCCGCCTGCCCCGCACCCAGTTGCAGAGATGTTCCAGCGCGAGTTCAAGGACATGATGGCTGCCCCACAGCGGGCGCGAGACCTGGCCAAGGGCATCTTCCTGACCCTCCAGGCAGAAAGCGACGGAACAGTCGATGAAATGGAGCTCCACCGCAAGGCTATGACCCAGGCTGCGGAGCGCCTGGGCATTCGCAAACCCAAGGCAGGACCGGCCCCATCAGAATCACAGCGTGGTCGTTTCGCCGGTTCCCCGCCATCTTCGCAAGGCTCGCGCGGTGGAACCGGACGCCAGCTCACCTCCGACGAGAAGAAGATTGCCCGGGCCTGGGGAAGTGGCAGTAACCTCACTCCAGAGCAGGCATACATCGAGTGGCCAAAGTTCGTGGGGAAGGACTACTTCGAGGAAAAGTAGGACACGAACGCACAGTCGAGACGAGGCGCTTCCGAAAGGTGGCGCCTTTTCTTTTGACAAAAATAGTCACCTAGTTCACCATCATGAAAAGGCTCTTTCCCGGCGTTCTCGTCGCGCTGCGCGGAACCGAGCAAGAGACGAGGCTGCTCACTTCCCGGCGTCCCTCGCACGTCGTGCGGAATCGAGCGTTCAACCCGCGAGGGAGGAGTGAACGCCAATGTCCGACACGAGCACCGAACGAGCAGACCCACGTCCCCGCCCCATCAACCCGGTCCAGAGCGGCCAGGTGAAGCATGGAACCGAGAACAAGGACCGAGCCTATCGGCTGTCCAACCCACTCGACGAGGTCCAAGGACTTCAGTACGACCTCGATACGGGGTGGAACAAGATTGACGGGCGCAACGGCAAGGACCGCGAGCGCCTAGTCGGCGGAAGGATCGATGAGAAGAACGGCACGGTTTCTTTCCGTGGCCAGGTACTTCTCTGGATGTCCAAGGAGGACTGGGATGCTCAAAATGAGATGCGTCGTCAGGCGTTGGTTGGCAACGAGCAACGGCGGAACTCTGGAGTAGGGCTCGACGGCCTCACTGATGCCCTCGGTAAGCCCGCTCTGAATTCGACCACTGGACCGAACGCAGCGTAAGCTGGAAAGAAGAAGGCATGACAGTCACGAACCTTTACAAGACAGGAGCCAGATGGGTTGGATCGCTCAACTCGCCCGGCCTCAACACTCCACCCATTCAGGAGATTCTGGTAGCGAGCAACAACACGCTTGCCATCTTCTCTGGCGACTTCATCCAGCAGCTCACGGATGGCACGGTCTATCCCTGCACGCGCGGAGGTGGCACCTACGCTACGCCTACCCATGTTGTGGTGTCAGTCGCCAACTACCTGGGCAATGACAGTGTGCCGAGGAAGGGCAACTACCTGCCGGCCGCAACCACGTACACGGGCACCGTCTCGAAGGACAACCCGTTCGCGTCCATCCTGCTCTGCATCCCGGTTCTCGACCAGCTCTTCGCGCTGACCGTTCCGACGGCGGAAGCCACGCGCACTGCTGCCACTGCCAAGATTGGCAAGTGCATCGACCTCATTGCCAATGCCGGAAGCACGGTCACTGGCGAGAGCGGGCACATCGCCTACAGCCCAACGTCTGACGGCACCTATGGTTGGCAGTCCACAACCGGCACGGGGCAACTGCGCCTCCGCGACATCCCGCAAGTCGGACTCTCCGGCATGCAGAACGACCCGACCCAGGCGAACTGGGAAGGTCACTTCACCGTCTACGAAATCGGAGGCATCGTTTAAGCCATGGCAACCTTCGTCACAGAAAACGCAATCTGGAAGGGTATGAAGAAGACCCTCAGTGGCATCACCACCGAGGACTTGTCCAAGAACCAGTGCTGCGTGGGCAAGAACAAAATCTGCGCCATCACCACGATGGAGGACGGCTACCAGGACTACATGGAGACGGCGGGAACGACCTTCCTCCCGGAGAAGCCGACCGGACAGGCAATGCGTACCGACACCATCATCATCGGCGGCACCAAGCGCATCATGCCGCGCACGATGGCCAAGGAAGTGCCCATCGCAGAAGAGGCCATGGAGGACTGCAAGTACAAGGAGATTCTGGACGCCTCGAAGCGGCTCCAAGCCTCTGCGTACCACACGCAGGACTACGACATCGCATCGATGCCCCTCGGCGCAACCACCATCATCCAGGGCTACGACGGCGTGGTCCTTGCCAGCGCAGCCCACGTCCTCCCCACGGGGCAGCACGCGAGCAACTGCATCGGCACGGCGGTGGACGCCTCGACCATCCTCACCATGAGCCCGAGTGTCCAGGCGCTCTGGATGGCCCGCCAGATGGCGGCGGTCATGCCCGGCCCCAACGGCATCCCCGATGGGAAGAAGCTCAAGCGCATCGTCTGCCCCGAGGCGCAGGTCGAGATGTGGAAGGTCATTCTCGGAACCGAGAAGTCACCAGGCAACAACTACAATGACATCAACGTCGTTGCGGAATACGGCCTGAGTGTCGTTCCGGTCAAGTGGTTCGACATGAACGGTGCCACCACTCTATGGGGCATCATCACCGATGCCGAGGATGGCTTCATGGCTCTCCAGAAGCGCGCCATCCGTGGCAAAATCTGGGTGGACAACTCGTGCGAGGTCGCCCATCACGGCGTCAGCTACCGCATGGGTATGGGCGTTCCCAACTGGCGCGCATGGATCAACGGATCCACGTAATAGGAGGACAACATGCAAGTCACATCATTGCAAGGGAACGGGCCACGGCCTCCCCAGGCCATCCCGTTCAACGCTCCGGTCGACTTGCTGGGGGCCTATGCGCTCCCGGCCATCGGCAGAGTGTTCATGGTCAGGGGCGACGGGACCAACGTCACCCAGTACGATGATCAGTACAGCCTCCAGTCGCCCGACCAAACGCGCCGGCTCTACCCGTCCGTGGCGTCAGCCCTGGCTCTCTGCGTGGCAAGCCGAGGAGATACCATCCTGGTTCTTCCGAACCACACCGAGAATCTGGGCGCTGCCACCACGTCGAGCTGGACGTTCAAGGCTGGCGTTCGGATCGTCGGACTTGGTCAGGGGAGCGCCATTCCGACGTTCACCATGACCACGGCCACCTCTAAGCTGAACCTGAACGCAGTCAACGTCAGCATCTCAGGCTGTCGTTTCCTGTGCGCAGGGCCGGCTGGAACGACCGCGCTCACGGTGGCGGCACCATTCACCATGTCGGCTGTGGGATGCTCCCTCATCGGAAACGAGTTCGAGGTGGGCATCGACAATGACCAACTCTGCACGACGTTCCTCACGGTTTCGGCCGCGAGGTGCACGTTCAGCTACAACTCGGCGGAATCCCAGTCGGTGGCATCGACTCCAACGGCCGGAATCGTCATCACGGCGGCGGACAAGTTCCTCTGTGAAGGCAACCGTTGCAAGGCAGCCTTCGCAACCGCTGCAACGGGATGGATCACCCATGCCACAACGGCATCGGTGGACATCGTCATTCGGAAGAACTTCTTCTGGCAGTGGCTGGCCATCAGCTCAGGAGGAATCAACCTCGCCGCCAACCTGGCGACGACTGGCACCATCGAAGACAACTACTTCAAGACCAATCTGACGACGAACGTCCTTCCCATCGTAACGAGTGGCACTGGAGTGGTCGTCTCGCTGTTCAACAACTACGTCGTGAACGACACTAACCAGACAGGTGTCCTCGTCGGAACCGTCTCAGACGCTTCGTAACCCTTTGGGGCGGGGGAGTGGGCGAGGACTTCACTCCCCCGAACCCAAGTACCCCGCCCTTCTTTTCCATGGCTCAAGTCACCATAGGTAGGCACTACCAGGGTCCGTTGCACAACTACACGGACATGTGCGACTACTGCGGAACCATGTACGAGAGAGACCAGCTTAGGCTTGACGCCGAGAACCTCCTAGACTGCGGCTGCAACGGCGGCCTGACCAACATCGAGCTGGCCGAGATTTCCGCCGCCGACGTTGGCGAGATTCAGCCTGTAAAGGCAAAGGTGCGTGAGGGAGCATGACCGTCTCAGCGAACCCAACCCCAGACTTCCAGCGCGACCAGATTCTGACCGCCGCTATCCGAAAGTGCGGCCTGCTGACGGCTGGCGAGGCGGCCACGCCAGAGCAGATCGCAGATGCATCCGTTCACTTCAACCTTGCCCTGCAAGACCTACAGAGCGAAGGCGTGGTGTTGCGCTCCATCGAGCGGGCCACGCTGGCCCTCGTCTCGGGGCAGGCAGAGTACACCCTTCCGACCGATGTCATCGACGTAGAACTCGGACAGGACGACGCCATCGGAACGATCATCAGCTCCGATGGAACCACCGAGACCATCCTTAAGACCATGTCACGTGGCGAGTGGATGAACATTGCCCAGAAGTCGACCACGACCGGGCGACCTTCGCGCTGCTACATCGAGAAGCAGGCGACCGTTACCGCTGTGTTCTGGCCAACCCCGGACTCGTCGGCCATCAGCTTTCGCTACGCCAAGGTGCGCTTCCTCAGGGGCGGGAACGACGGCGCGAACACGCTGGACCTTCTACGCACATGGACACCGTACATCATCCACTATGTGGCATCGGGCGTGGCCTACGACAACAGCAAGGCAGAACTGGGCGCCACGTACCTTGGCGTCGCCCAGGGGCTGCTGGCAAGGTGCAAGGCCGGAGACACTCAACACGGGGCCATCCGCTTTCGAGCAGGGCACCGGGCAAGGAACTGGTAATGGCGACCCTCTATTCTGCCCTGTTTCTGTCTGGTGCGCGCGGGAACGACGGACTTCCAATCGCGTCGGGATATGCCTACTTCTACGTGCGCGGAAGCACGTCGGAATTACAGACGGTGTATGCCGACGCAGAGGAGACTACGCCGATCAACGACAGGATGACACTGGACTCTGCCGGGAGAGCAGAGGTCTATGTGAACGCGCCAGCAGATCTGATCGTCAAGGACGCAACCGGAGCGCTTGTGAGGTTCCAGGTTGAGGACGCTACTGGCGTAGACGCTGGACTCGTCGAGGTGTCCTCGGGCGGTTTCACTGGCACCACGCTTCCCGCTGTGCTCTCGTCAATCGCCGCTAGCCTTGGCGGAACAGATGGGAAGTACAAGGAATCGTCGTCCACGGGGTGCGTGGCACGCACGCTCCACGACATGCTCGACTCGTCCATCAGCCCCTACGACTTCGGAGCCATCGGGGATGGAAGCGCGGACGACACGGTGCCGCTCCAGCGCGCAATCACCAGAGCCATCGCCGCCAAGGTGCCACTGAAGCTCGATACGGGCTCGTTCAAAATCACGGCGAACCTTCAGGTCAACGGCGCACTCAACATCTACGGAAACGGAGCTGGCCAGTCCAAGATAATCGCAACGTCGGAGTCGTTCGACGGCATCACCGTCACTGTGCCAAACGGAAATCTGAACGACGGCTACACGTGGCAAGGGTTCTCGGTTCTCATCCCATACACCAGCGGATACGGGAACCAGGCAGTCGTTCTCGCGGCCGGGAACTGTGGCTCCTTCGTCAACGTCGTGGTTGCAGGAAGCGGCGGTTTCGATGCACACCTCGTGTACGGATGCAGGTTCAGCGACTGCTACGCTTCCATACAGGGAAGTGCTGGCCACGTCGTATCCGCCTTCAACCTAGGCGCACTGAACATCGCCGACGCATGCACGGCAAATTGCAACCCGAGTGCTGGAACTGTCCACTACACCATCGGGTTCAATGCAGCGGCGCACTCGAATTGTATGTCGTGCTACGCCATCGGCGCAGACTTGGGCTTCTACAATTCAGGCTCTGGCACGAGCCCGGCCATCTTCCAGACGTGCCTGACCACAACGTGCAACACGGGATATTCTGTTGCTGCCAGCACGAACACCGTGTTCATCGGGTGCATCGCCACCACGTCGGCGACGGCGGACTACGCCAATCCAAACAGCGCGGCAGTGACCATTCTGGACTCCTTTGGTCAGAGCGACGTCGTCCCTGCGAGTTCTTGCTACGTCGATGTCCACGCCGGAGTATCGCCTGACAGCGGTGGCGTAGTCGGGTCGGCAAGGCGCTCTGTCGATGCTGGCGGCGGTGTCACGCTGGCGCTGCGGATCCACACCATAGCGGCGGATATGGGTGGAAATATGACCATGACGGTCACTCTGTCCGGAGCTGCGGCGTTCGCAAGCGGGATAGATACGATCCAAGCATGCTCCGGGCGCACCACGCTGGGCAACCCGGCTGCCATTGTTGACGTGAAGTACACGGCTGCCAATGTGTTCGTGGTTGAGGCGATTCCCACGACGACTGCCGACGGCCAGCACTTCAACGTCTTCGTGACTCT